TTAGACCCAACTGGTTCTTATTTAGCTCCATATATTACAACAATTGGACTTTATGATGATTCATTAAATTTGTTAGCGGTTGCAAAATTACCACAACCAATTAAATCGGAGCCAGATTATCCTGTAAATTTTATTATTCGTTTTGATACATAACGTTATATTTATACTAAATAAACACATATAAAAATGGCAAGCATTGTTGATATATACACAAAATCAATTCCTAAAACAGGAGTAGCTAATATTAAAGGTGGAGATAAAACTCCAATAAGTGCCGATGGTGGGGTAAACCTAACAACGGATGAGAGCAAACTTAGTAAAGCTAGAAAAGGTGCAGTGAATACTACAAAAAAGTATTCAGAACTTTTCAAAAAATAATCAATGAGTTGGAAATTTAATGGAAATATTGTTACAGAGGAAAACACACCGGAAGGTGCAGTTGGGTTTGTCTATAAAATGATACACATACCAACTGGTAGATTTTATATAGGGAAAAAGTCCCTAAATCAAGTTCGAAGATTGAAACCCTTAAAGGGAAAGACTAGAAAGAGAGTTGTTAGAAGTGCTTCCGATTGGGAGAAATACTATTCATCCAACGAATGGATTAAATCCGAAGTAAAAGAGGGTAGAGCTGGTGATTTTGAAAGAGAAATCATTCAGTTTTGCTTTTCAAAGAAATCCTTATCATATTACGAAATTAAATGGCAGTTTCATTACGATGTGCTAGCCAACGAACAAGCAATAAACGAAAATCTTATGGGAAAATTCTTCCGTAAGGATATATATTAATAAACATACGTTATGACAATTACTCAAATTCAAAAAAAATACGGAATCTCCGATTCTTATTTAAATTCAAAAGATGATGCGCACACTATTGCGGCCGCATCTCTAATAGACCTGAAAAATATGGTCACTTCAAACAAACCAAGAGAAGAAATTGCTAATAAATTACAATTTTTAGCCGATTTTCTTACTGATATTAAAAATTCTTATGGCGGTTAATTAAATTTGGATATTACCCAAAAATGTTGTATATTTGTATAAGTTTTTGTGGATATAACCTAAATTATGTTATCGGGTAAGAACAAATTAAAAATAATCAATATATTAGACTCTGCGTTAGGAGTAGGTTCATCCTTAAAGGGAAATGAGCAGGCACACCATTGTCCATTTTGTAACCATCACAAAAAGAAATTGCAAGTAAACTTAGATACCCAAAGATGGCATTGTTGGGTATGTGATTCTAAAGGTAGAAGTATATCATCACTCCTTCGTAAACTTAATGTAGACCTTAAAGATATTGCGGTTGTACGAGATGTATATGGTGATGAACCGGAATATGATTCCAAAGAAGAATATGTAGCTAAGTTACAACTACCAAAAGAATTCAAACAATTATACTTCAAGCCAAAAGGAATAAACCCAGCTTATAATCAAGCTTTACATTATTTAAATAAAAGAGCTATTACAAAAGCTGATATTGTAAAGTATAACATTGGATATTGTGAAGATGGGTTATATGGTGGTAGGGTTATTATACCTTCTTACGATGATAATGGTGACCTTAATTACTTTGTAGCTCGCTCATTCTATGAAGATGAGAAAATGAAGTATAAAAATCCACCTGTAAGTAGAGATGTAATCGTATTTGAGAATCAAATCAATTGGAACGAACCAATTACTTTGGTAGAAGGTGTGTTTGATTCATTTTCAGTAAAGAGAAATGTTATTCCATTGTTAGGTAAGTTCTTACTTAGCAAATTAAAAAACAAAATTATGGAAAAGGGTGTTAAAGATGTAACGATTATGTTAGATTCGGATGCCGTTGATGATTCTACTAAACATACGGAATGGTTTCAAAAGAATGGGATTAGAGTAAGGAATATTATACCAACTGATAAAGATGCCGGTGAAATGGGATTTGAAAAAGTAAACGAACTATTGAAAGGAGCTAAAGAAACCGGATGGGATGATTTAGTACTTTCAAAACTAAATAATATATGAATAGATTAAAAACGATTTATCACATTGCGGATATACACATCCGTAACATAAAAAGACACAAAGAGTTTAGAGAAGTATTTTACTCTATGTTTGATGAGATTAAGAAAAGGGGAACGGATGATGCTATTATTTATTTAGCTGGAGATATTGCACATGCTAAATTGGAAATGAGTCCTGAATTGGTGAGTGAGATTAGTTGGTTGTTTACTGAATGTAATAAACTATGTACTACTATTGTAATTGCTGGTAATCACGATTGTAATATGAACAATGCGGATAGAATGGATGTACTTACTCCAATTGTAGATGCATTGAAGTTACCTAACCTACATTATCTAAGAGATACTCAAGTCTATGGAATTGGTGGTGTGGATTTTGCAGTATTCAGTATATTCGATAACAAAGATAATTGGCCGAAAGCAAATACTTTGTTTGGTAATAAGAAGATTGCATTATTTCACGGACCTGTTGATAACTCTACAACCGATGTGGGATATGTGGTTAGTAGTAGACACTTCACAACTGAAATATTTGATGGATATGACTTAGCTCTATTGGGAGATATACATAAAAGACAAGAAATGATTTCACCATCTGGTTGTAAGGTTGTATATGCTGGTTCATTGGTACAACAAAACTTTGGTGAAACCCTTGATAAGCACGGATTCTTAGCTTGGGATTTGGATACAATGACCTACGAAGAAATTGATATTAAAAACGATTACGGATACTATACATTAGATGTTGATGGTGGTATTGTGCCGGATGTAACGGATATGCCACTTCACCCTCGTTTAAGAGTGAGGATAACTAATACTGATACTGCCGATACAAAAAGAATGATGGCAGATATTACGGCAAAGTATGGTGTTGAGGATTTTACAATCATTCGTACTGATTCATTCCAAGCTAAAAAGACCGGTGATAGAGAAGCAAGGGTGGATGTTGATAACGTAGCTGATATAAACCATCAAAATTCTTTAATAGGGGAGTATATCGAACGTATGATGCCATTCGTAACGAAAGAAGACCTATTAGGTATTGAGAAAATCAATCGTGACATTAATAGTAGAATTCAACCATCGGAATTGCAAAGAAATATTAGCTGGAAGCCGGTAAGATTTGATTTCTCTAATATGTTCAGTTATGGGGAGAACAATATTATTAAGTTTGACAAAGTAAACGGACTAATGGGTTTATTTGCACCAAACGCCCAAGGTAAATCATCTCTATTCGATGCAATTTCATTTTGCTTGTTTGACAAATGTAGTAGAGCTTATAAGGCAGCGGCAATTATGAACAATAGGAAGCAAGATTTCCATTGCCAATTAGATTTTACTATTGATGGTGTAATGTACCATATCCGTAGAGAAGGCAGAACTATTAATAAGGGAAAAAACGTAAAAGTGGATGTGGACTTTTGGAAAGATGGTGATAGTGGTAAGGAATCCCTAAATGGAACGGAACGTAGAGATACTAATCAAGTCATTGAAGGATATGTGGGGAGATATGAGGATTTTGTTATGACAGCATTGAGTTTGCAAGGAAACAATGCACTATTCATTGATAAATCACAATCCGAAAGAAAAGACCTTCTTGCTCAATTTATGGGATTGGATATGTTTGATAAGCTGTATGAAACTGCTACCAATGATATTAAGGATGTAAACGCACTTATCAGAAATTTCAGAAAGACCGACTTCACTTCGGAACTAGCTCAAAAAGAAACCGACTTGAGTGAGAAAAAAATTGAGTATGGTAATTTAGATAAAGAAAAATCTCAATTAGAAATCCGAAAGGGTGAGTTGGATGAACAAATTGTAGGATTATCACAACAAATCATTCCAATACAAGGTAATTTAGATATAGATGAATTAAATCGTAAGGTTAAAAAGATTGAAAGTGAATTAACAACTTGGGGAGATGCTAAATTTGATAAGATACAAAAGCACACCGAAACCAAAGAATTAGTTAGAGAAGCCAAAGAAATGGTTGATTCTAAACTTACTATAAATGGAACGGATATTGGAGAAGCACAAATTCAATTGAATTTAGTTAAGGGACAGATTAGGGATACCTTACATCAAAAGCAATTATTAGAACAATCAATTGAA